AATAAAAAATCATTGGTAGTCATCAAAGGTTTTGCCTCTGGCTTAGAATTGTCTTTATCTAATTATTCTGATAGTTTTCCTAACTATGCTTATATGGGAGCTATATATGAAGTTATATCATTTTCTGGTAGTTTACCAGAAGGACAAATTCAGTATGTTGAAGGTTATTTAGCTTGGAAACATAAATTGATTAATAACTTTCCAGTAACGCATGCGCATAAAGAAATAGAAGTTGTATATTACTATTCTGTTTTTCCATCTGCTTTTACTGATGTTTATATTAAAGCCTCTTCATCGTATAATATAAGCTACTTAGCAGAGTTTGCTTTTAATTACACCAATTCTTTAGTAGGTGCTGGAATAAATGGAATGTGGTTGGTGCTTCAGACAAATTTACCAGCCAGAATTAACGTTGATTACGAAAGAGAAATTATACCAGAAAGAGTATACATAGAAAATTATCACTATGCATCACAAGAAACCTATGCTGGCATTAAAAATTTGCGTATTTATGGAACAAATATAAGAAGTGCTTTTAATAACATAAATCCAGTAGACGTTACAGATCTTATATTACTTGTAGATTTTGATGTCGAACAGCACCCACTATTGGATATAGAATATCCAACATATTATACTATAGATACTAGTGGTGTTGCTTATAGGTATATTACATACATTGTTATGAGTGCTTGGAATTCCCATCCCTACACTGGAGTTAGACGTATTGAAATGCAAACAACTACTTCACATGTGTTTAAATTTAATTTATTAAGCGACCAATTAATTTTAAGTAACTTAGACTTAAGTGTTACTAAAAATAGTATACAAGAGTGGACTATAGCTCAAACTATCTTTAAACGATACACCAATAAACTTTATTGGGAAATAAAAATAGATAGTATAGTAACAAATAATTTAGTAGTAGGTGGTAGTATGTTAGCCAATATAAGTACATTACAACTTGGTGAGGATTTAACTTGGGGATTAAATGGTTTTTCAGGACAAGTGTATTATCAAGGGATACTACAAGGTACTTGTGCCACATTTACACAAAATGATATTATAGGTATAGCTGTAGATTTAGATAGTGGTAAGGTGTTTTTTGCCATTAATAATGTTTGGTTTGGAAATCCTATTACAGGAACTTCTCCTGTTATATCTGGTATAACTGGTGGTCTTTCTCCAGCTGTTAGTTTATTTACGCCCTACTCATCTATTACAGGAAGATTTATATATGAGTCTTTTACGTATACTCCTCCTACAAATTATGCACCTTACGGAAAAGTTTAATATTTTTGTTGCTTTTATATAAAAATGTTGTATAATAATACATTATTTGTAGCATTTTTATTTATTTTTATTTAAGGAGATTTTATGAATTTATCTTATGTAATTGAAGGTGATAGTCCTAAAGAAGAAAGAAGTTACGAAATTTTCAGTAGATTACTTAAAGATCGCATTGTTTATATCCAAGGAACTTTTAATGATGATATGGCTAATAATATTGTAGCACAACTACTGTATTTAAGCTCACAAGATTCTGAAAAAGATATTAATATGTATATTAATAGTCCTGGTGGTGCAATAACTTCTATGTATGCAATTTTTGATGTTATGAATTATATAAAACCTGATATTTGTACCGTAGGTATAGGTCAAAATTGTTCAGCTGGAAGTTTTATTTTAGCCGCCGGTACAAAGGGAAAGAGATCCGTACTTCCAAACACAGAAATAATGATTCATGAATTTTCTGGAGGTACTCAAGGTAAAGCTGGTGATATATTTAACGAGGTAGAAAAGTTAAAAAAACTCCATGACAAGATGGCCAAGCAATATGTAGGATTTACAGGACAAAACATTAGCAAGATTAAAAAAGATATGCAGAGAGATTTATGGTTATCTGCTGAAGAAGCCTTATCTTATGGTTTAATAGATAACATACTTTAAATTATATTTAATATTATGACAAAAATTAAATTACCAAAATCTCCTGCAGAAAGACAACGAAGAATAAAAGATAATTCTTCTCTTTCTTTCCAGGATCTTTCTAAACAGTTGGTATCTATTGTTTCAGATTTAAATAGTAAAATTAATACTACTATTGATACTGATAACATATCTAAGTTATATACCTACGAAGAAGTAAACGATTTAGTAGCTTCCTCTACATACGATTTAAATGTAAAATTATTGGCTTACGAAAATATAGAAAAAAATTATAAAAACTCAATAGTAAAACTTGAGACAATTATTTCAGATTTAAGAAAAGAACTTGCTATAAAAGAAGGTGTTATTGATGTATTAAAAACTATAGAAATTAAAACATCTAATAATTACACACAACAACATGTCACTAAGGACACTGTTAGGTACGAAAGACCAAAAATAGGAGGTCAAATTGTAATTGACCCATCAGATGTTAGTAAACTTGACTCTCATATAAATATTAAAGAAACAAGTATAAAAGACGAAGAGTTAAACAAGGATATAATAGATAATAAACTCAGCAAACTTAAAAAGTTATTGGGTTAATAAATGGAGGTATTACTATGAGTGTAGGTGTAGATGTAGGTACTAATAGATTAGTTGCTGCTAGTATAGGGCCTAATGGAGAGCCTATTATTAAAACAGAGAGAGACGCTTTTTTTAGGATCGAGCCTAAGTCTGATGTAAATAGTAGAGCAATAAAGATGTCGTTAGAGAAATCAGGATCCAGTTATGTATTAGATAGTAAAGGTAATTTTAATGTTGTTGGAGAAGATGCTCTTCAAATAGCTCTTGATAGAAATCAAGCTTCAAGTAGGCCTATGCAGAAAGGTGTAATTAGCCCAGAAGATAAAGATAATATGCCTATGCTAAAATTACTACTAGAGAGTCTGATCGGTAGAGACTCCAGTAAATTGGTGTACAGTGTACCAGCCTCTCCTGTAGAAGAAGATTTTGATATTGAGTATCACACTACATTACTTAATATGTTTTTTAGTGATTTAGGTTACGAGGCTACACCTATAAATGAGGCATTTGCTGTGGGACTTAATGAATTAATAGACACAGGTTTAACAGGTATTACTTTGAGTTGTCTTGTACCAGGAACAAAAATTTATACTAATAGAGGTATAATTAATATAGAAGATATTAATATTAGTGATTTAGTAATAACACATAAAGGTAGATACAAACCAGTTACTAATATTGTTAAAAAACAATTTAAAGGCTTGTGCACAAAAATACAAATGCATGGTTATTCAGATACCACTGAAATGTATAAGTTTGTTGATAACCATGAACTTTATGTATATAAAAATGCTGCATGGTCTTGGATAGGTTGTGAAGAAGTGCAAGTAGGGGATATTATAGGAGAACCTATAATAAATCAAGACCTAAATAAAAATTCGCATACTTTAACTATATGTGAAAGAATTACTTGTTCAGATAATTACAGCAAAAAGTCAATTTTAGCTACACCTGATGTGTACAGATTGTTAGGGTACTTTTTAGGTGATGGTAGTATATCAGAAAGAGATAGTGGTATTCAATTTGACTTTAATAAACATGAACTAGATAATATTAATGATATTATTGATATATTAGATAAAAATTTTAGTAAAAATTGTAGTACTTATGAAAAAGAAGGTTGTATTAGAGTTAAGTGCTATAGTGTGGGACTGGCTTCTTGGTTTAAAAATAATTGCTATGATTTAAATGGATATAAAATATTTCCATGGGATTTGAGTAGAATGAAGAAATCAGATTGTCTTAGCTTATTGGCAGGTTTGGTTAAATCTGACGGAACTATATCAGAAAATACAATAAGTTTTTTTAATACTTCTACTAATTTAATAGTATTATGCAAGCAGCTTTTTTCAAGATTGGGTATTGCTTCTACAATATACTTTAGAGAACCAAGAAGTCATACGTTATCTTCCGGTCGTGTTGTTAAAGGGACTAAACAAGAATGGGTTGTGTCATCAGGTAAAAAGGAACTACATTCATCATTAGCAGATATTATAACTAATATTAATTGTAGTAACAGTAGATATACTGAACGTACTTTTATATTAGATAATTTTTGTTGTACGAGAATTCAAGCCATTGAATTTGAAAATTATGAAGGTGTTGTATATGATATACAGGTAGAAGATGACCATTCTTTTTCAGGGCCTTATCTAACTATACATAATTGTGGAGCTGGTATGACCAACATAGCTTTGATAGCTCAAGGTGACCCTATTATAACTTTTGCTACTTTACGTTCTGGTGACTATATTGATAAACAGGTAGGTAAAGCCTTAGCTATGTCAGCATCTCTAGTACAATTAGAAAAAGAGGCTGGTGTTGATTTGTTTAATCCAAGTAATAAAATTATGGAAGCTATTGCTATATATTATAAATCAGTTATAAAATATACTGTAGATAACATAGCTTATGAAATAAAAAAACGAAGGTCTACAATACCTGTTTTTAGAGAAGCTGTGCCAATAGTATTAAGTGGCGGCTTAGCTTGGGCTAAAGGTTATAAAGAAGTATTTGAAAGCGAGCTTTTAACAAGAGACTTCCCATTTGAAATTGGTGAAGTAAAAGTTGTATCTAACCCAAATACTTGTGTAGCTTTAGGTTGTTTGTTGGCTTCACAGTTATAATGAAGATTTTAATAGATAACTACAATTTAACTCTTGAGGAGTTATTAAATAATGAAAATTAATACTTTAGGCCTAGATTTAATAAAAAGTTTTGAAAAATTTATACCAACACCTTATTTAGATGCTGTAAATGTACCTACAATAGGATATGGTTCAACTTTTTATGAAGATGGTACCAAAGTTACTCTTTTAGACACACCTATTACAGAAGATAGAGCAATTGAAATTATGCTATTTGAGCTGGATAAAATAAGTAAATTTATATCTAAAGTAGTAAAAGTACCTTTAACTGACAATCAATTTGCTGCGTTGTCTTCTTTTACTTATAATTTAGGCGTAGGTAACTTACAGTCTTCCACACTTCTTAGATTACTAAATTTAGGTAGGTATACAGACGTTTCATATCAGTTTACTCGTTGGAATAAGGCTGGAGGTAAAATATTAAAAGGCTTAGTAAGACGTAGAGCAGCCGAGGTAGCATTATGGAATTCACAGTAATTATCTAACCAGTCTTAATTGGTTAGTAATTATTTTATTTACTTTTATTTTTTAATTTATATTTTAGGAGTTATTATGAACAAACGTATTACTGGATATGTAAAATGGTTTTCTGCTGATAGGGGTTATGGTTTCGCTATAAAAGATGGCGATGACACTGAAGAGGAATTTTTTATTCATTTTTCTGTAATTAATATGGAAGGATATAAAACTTTAAAAGCTAAGCAACCTATCTCCTTTGTTTTAAAAGATACTGAAAAGGGTGTACAAGCTACTGATGTAGAAATTATATAATGTTAGTTTGTGAAATACTTCTAAAGAAAAGATATCTTGATAAAAAATTAACTACTATTAATTCCTATATTGATGTAATTAATAATAGTTCTTTAAGTAATACAAAACAACTGCTTGATGTGGCTTTAAATTATAAATTTGAACTTCTAAGCAAAATACGTAGTTATAGTATTACTCTGGATAAATTAAATAAAGAGACTTATATTTCTGTAGATGGTGTTGAATTAAGTATATATGAAGCTTTATATGTTTTAAAAACTTTAGAATTAAAAATGCAAACTTTATCAGATGTTGTTGTTTCTAAGGCTTCTTTATTTATTGATGCCACAGATTTTTTGTCTAAAAACGATAACTTATTTAATGAATATCAAAAAATATATATTGCAATACAAAACAGTGATGTCTGTACAAGTTGGGAAGGTAAGTAGTTGTTATAGATTTTAAAAGGAAAAGGAGACATAATTATGTTATTAGTTTTATCTGGTAAGGCAAGGTCTGGTAAAGATACTGCTGCTAATTTACTGAAAGATATAATACAGACGGGTAATTACACAGTATTAGTTATAGCTTACGCAGATTTTTTAAAAGAGATATTAGGTAGGTGTTTTAATTTAAATAATGAACAACTTTATGGGTCATTAAAAGAAGAACCTATTAGTGGTCTTTATAGAAATACTGGTTCTATGTTAGAATCTAAGGTATGTTGGACACCAAGACATCTTTTGCAATATATTGGTACAGATGTAATGAGAGCAATTGATCCAGAATGTTGGATAAATGCTGTTAAAAATTTTGTATCATGCTACAGTAATTATGATCATATTATAATTAGTGACGGGAGATTTAAAAACGAGATAGATTGGGTATTAGAACGAGGAGGTATACATATACATGTTCAGAGAGATTCTCGTGATTTTGTTAATGGTACAAATCATAGTTCTGAAACATCTTTAAACAATATAGAAGCAAGTGACAATACTTTCTTAGTTACAAATAATGACACAATAGTTGATTTTAAAAATAAGTTAAACTATATTTGGAGGTCTAAAAATGGTAGATAATAATCATATGTTTGAATTTAATTCTGGTGAAATAAAAAGTGTTAATGTTTATAAAAGTGCTGGTGATTATAACTACGCTTCAGTAAATTTAAAACGTGGTCAATCTTATATAAATATAAATTATGAGTGGCAGGGAGACGTTACACCTGATTTTGTTATGGACATGGTAGCTTATTTTGGGCCTAACAAAGTAACAGCTGGTTTACAGGTTGAAGATACTGACATTGATGTAGTAGAATTTAAAGAACGTTTAGCAAAAATTGTATAATGCCTATATCTATAGATGAATTTAGGTTTCCTAGATTTATAAAATATCAGGAAAAGAAACCTTTTAGCGAGGATATACAAGCTAAATTTATGGATGGTACTCATTTTAATAACCAACGTAGATTCCATGCAGATGAGTTTCCACAAGCTGGTTATAATCCATTGGCTAATGCTACTACCATTAAACCAGTAGAATTAGATAATGATGAGTTGACATTACAACCTAGTTAATATTATTATTGTAATAATTAAACAAGTGTGTTATACTATATATAATACACTTGTTTTATAATAATATATTAAGGGAGAATTACAATATGAAATGGACTTCTGAAAACAAAATAAAGGTTTTTAGATCTGAGTTAGATTTAATTTTTAACAAGGATATTAAAAGCTTTACAGAAATATGTGTAGCAATGGCGCCAGATTATATATTCTATGACGCACCAGCTTCAAGTTCTGGTAAATACCACCATATATCAGAATTAGGTGGGGATGGAACAGTAATACATACTAAACGTGTTGTTACTGTAGCGTTTGACCTTTCCAGGGGTTTAGGTTGTGAGCATAGTAGGGACCAAATTATTTCAGCTTGTATTTTACATGATTTACGAAAACAGGGTGTTACTAAATCAGGTCATACTGTTAAATGGCACCCAGATTTAGCAGCTAAACTTGTTACTGAAGTATATAGTGATTTACAACTTATTAGTAATGATGTTTTTTCTACCATAAAGAATTGTGTAGGTTACCATTATGGTCCTTGGAGCATCAAACCATGGCTGAAACCTCTAAATGAATACACTCCAGAAGAGTTATGTGTATACTTGTCAGATTATGTGGCAAGTAAAAAATCACTAACAGTTAAACAAGAGGATCGTTTTGATGATTAACGAAACATTTATTAAAGATTTAAATAAACATGTAACAAGTAGTCAGATATCTACAGAACTTCCTCCAGGGTCTCCAAGAAGATATGATCCTATAGATGGTTTATCTAAACATAATGCAAGAATACATAGAGAAAGCGCCTACGCTGATAAGTATAAAAACCTACCTTATACGTTTAGTAGTCCTACTAAATCCAAAACACTTACTAAAAAACTATGTTCTAATTGTGATAATGAGGTAATAGTACACCATAATTGCGTTGGCGTAGTGTGTACTTCATGTGGCAAATACTCGTCTGTTAAGGAGATTTAAGATAATGGAAGATAAGACAATGGATACCTCTACCAGAGGTAGAGGCCGCCCTTTGGGCTTCAGACTAAGTGATACTAGTAAGCAAGCTATAAGTGACTCTAAAAGAGGTCAACATCATTCTGAAAATACTAAAGATAAAATATCTAAAACATTGATGCAATATTTTAGACATATGTATCCACTTTCTGATGAGTTGTATACTCAATACAAAAACGAGATAAAGGATTCTCCAGAAATAGCTGAATGGTTTTATAAAATTCAAGACGAATATAATTCTACCACTGATATATTTACAGAAAGATCTTTAAATTCTAAAAGATTTAGAGAGATCTCTATAGAACTTAACATAAATATAGAAGACAATCCAAGTTTCACTCAAATTTTGAATAGCCCGGAAGATATTTGTGAATTAAGACAACAATGTGAAGATGTTGACCTTGATTTTGAAATTGTATGCGGAGCTTTAGGAGTTAAATTATAAATTATGGCACGTCCTGTAGGAAGACCTAAGGGAGCACCAAAAGCCAGGGAATTATTAAAAGTAATGATTCCTATTAAAGATATGTTTACTGACGAAGAGCTGCCAATATATAATGGTTTGGTAGATATTTATCTAAATGACTTCGATGAAGATGATTTAACATCAAGTGATATTGATGACATAATGATATTAGCTACAAATAAAATTATAGAGATAAGGCTACTAAAATCCAGCAAGGATAAAGCCAGCGACCATTTGAATTATTCCAGTTCTTTGGAAAAATTAAGAAAACAAAGTGATAAAATAAAAGATAATCTTGCTTCCAGAAGAAAAGATAGAGTAGACATTAATAATGAATTCAAAGGATTTTCTATAATTGACTTAGCCGTAGGATTTGATGACGCCAAAAAATTAAAACTAGAATTACAAGCAAGAAAAATGCGTGAAGAACAAATACCAATAGAAGCACTTCTGGAAGAAAATACTTGTAAGGACGATGTGAACTGATGTCTAAACTAACTAAAAACATGGACATTGTTTTACAGCAGGGTCCAGATTTGATAGAATTTTATAGAAATAATCCTTGTATTGCTGCATATGAGCTACTTGGTGTTGATTTAGCTCCAGTACAGCGAATTGTATTTGAAGCTATGTGGTTCAAACCTTACATTTTAACAATTGCTACTAGAGGATATGGGAAAAGTAGTAGTATATATGAAATGTCTTTGTTTGCTAACAAAGGTTTGACATATTTATATGAAGAACTACCTGAAATACCTAAATATTTATTAGATGGTGAAGATGTAGTAATTGACTATACAACACAATTACATACATCTGAGGGTCAAAAAAATACTAAGAGATTATGTTTAGAAAAAAATATAAAAGGGAAAAAACTAATTACTAATTTAGGTTTAATTAAAAAAGGTAGTAGTCATCATCCACTTTTAACTATAAGTAGTGAAGGTGAATTTATTTATAAATATTTAGCTGATTTTAAATTTGGTGATAGATTGTGTATTCAAAAAAATCAGCGAATATTTGGTAACAATATTATTGAGGAAGATTCAGCTTACTTAATAGGTTTACTAATTGGTGATGGTAGTTATGCAAATAATAATCCTATAACTATAACTTCAGCTGATGAAGAAATAATAGCTTTCTGTGTTAAATATTGTAATAAGTATAAATATAATTATAGTATACGCATGGATAAACGTAGTTATTGTACGTATATATTTAGGTTTTCTAATGACTTTTCAGAATTTTTTAAAATTTACGGTATTAAGAGGGTATTATCTTATTATAAAAACATACCCTACAGTATTAGAACATCTATTTGTAGTGCTCATATAGCTTTTCTGCAGGGTTACTTCGATACAGATGGCACTGCTGATCGACGTGGAGGTGCTTCTTGTTGCTCTACTTCAAGACAACTACTAAGTGAAATACAGATGATGTTATTAAATTTAGGTATTATTTCAAAATTACGCGAAAAAAAATCAAAGTCTAAATTTGGTACTGCATTTCTATTAGATATATTCTCAGAAGACGCTTATAAATTTAAGGAAATTATAGGTTTTAAATTAGTCAGAAAACAAAATATTTTAAATACTTATTTTAAGCACACTATAGTAAATACTAATAAAGACACTATTCCATTTGTGCTAAATGTTTGTAAAGCCATAACTAAGTATTATCATACTTTATATGATACATCTAAAAAAGACTCTTTTAATATAGAAATTAATAATAAAAAAGAATTAACTTATCATGAACTTCATAAATTTTTATTAAAATATTATAGTATTACTAAAAAATTTAATGGAGTAAATAATGCTATAACTAATCTTGAAGAAATATTAAAATATAACTACTATTTCGATACTGTTGTAGATATACAAGATTGGCAGGGAGATTGCTATGATTTTGAGATGACTATGAATTCTAGTATAGAACCTAATTATATGACGAATGGTTTTATAAATCATAACACATTTTTATCTGGTACTTTATCTGCCCTTTTAGCATTATTATATCCAGGATACCGTGTTGGTTTAATAGGTCCATCATTTCGTCAAGCAAAAATGATTTTTTCAGAAGTTGAAAAATTATACACAAATTCTCCAATTTTAAAAGTGGCTACAGAAAAAAGACCTATTAGAGGTTCTGATACATGTTACTTAAAATTTAAATCTTCAGGTGGTTATAATGGCGCTTTTATTGAGGCCCTCCCTTTAGGTGCTGATGGTGCAAAAATTAGGGGATCACGTTTTTATTGTGTAATAATAGATGAATTTGCACAAGTTCCTTCAAAAATTATTGAAACTGTTCTGGCTCCTATGAGTATTACAAAGCTCGATCCTATGAAAAAAGTCAGAGAATTAGAAAGAAGAAAGGCTTTAATAGAAGCTGGTTTAGCCACAGAAAATGATTTTGAAGAAGATTCTATAAATAAGATGATTGGTATTTCTTCTGGTTACTATAAATTTAATCATATGTACAAAAGAATGCGTGAGTATTGGAAACAAATATCAGAAGGTTCTAAAGATCATGCAGTTTTTCAAATACCTTACACTGCCTTACCAGAAGGATTCCTTGACCCTAAAAATATTGAAAATGCCCAGAGAGTAATGTCCAGTCATGAATTTGCTATGGAGTATTTAGCCGCTATGGTTAGCGATTCAGAAGGATTTTTTAAAGCCTCTTTATTAGAAAAATGTACAAGTATAGATTACACTTTAGAAATGATTGGGTCTAAAGAAGCTAATTACGTTATTGGTATAGATCCCAATCAAGGTGGTAAAGCTAAATGTGGTGTGGTTGTAATAAAACTAGGAAAGCCTAATATTATAGTTAGGGTTCTCGCTATTGACGGGCAAACTACTCAAGAAATAGCTGTTGCTCTACAAGATATATGTTCAAAATATAACATTGTAAGAATTTTTATGGATAAGGGCGGCGGCGGTAAGGCAGTAGCTGACTTATTAGAAGAGGGTTATAATGGAGAAATACCAATTATAGCAAGAGACGATAAAGATAAGGAAAGGTTGTCAGGTAGACATATTTTGGATTTAATTACTTTCAGTACTTCTTGGATAGAAATAGCTAATTACTCAGCATTATCTTTGATTGAAGATACAAAATTAATTTTTCCTCTTTTACCAGCAGAAACTACTTCAGATATGTTATGCGAAGCTTACGATATAGTTAGTGAACTAAAAAAACAATGTTTAAATATAGTGTTGACTCAAACAACAAGTGGTGCTTTGCATTTTGATACTCCAAAGAAAGGACAAAATAAAGACTTGTACTCTGCTTTAATATTAGCTTGTTACGGTGTTAAAGTACTAGAGCATGAGTTAGAGGCAGAGGATACCACTTCTATTCTTTATAGTGTAGGAGGTTTAGTCAGATCTAGAAACTCTTTAAATTGGCAAAACACCTCAAGTTCTTCTGGCAACTCACAGTTATCTTTAGCAGTTTTGAGTAAAAAATAAACTAACCACTATATTTAGTATGTAACACATAAAATTATTTATATAAGGTATATTAAATATGGATGAAAAAACAGTAACTAAGATGACCGCTGATTTACAAACAAGATATCCTGATGTTGGCATTAGGTCAATAGCTGTTGATGAAAAAGCTGGTACTACAACTTTTTTAGTTGACCCAACACAGAAATCACTAGCTTTTTTGGAAAATCCTATAGTTGCCCGTCAGTACAAAGAAAGAGCCTCAACTTTAACCAGAGACACTTTATCAAGGTCTTACCTTGATTTATCAGCAAGCAAAGACGCTTTTGATGAGGACCCTAAAAAGCTGTATGAATCTGCAATGCGCTATTATTACACAGAACCCATTATTGGTTCTGTTATTAATTTGCTATCCTCTTTAGCTTCTAAAGGTTTTGAAAACGACATAGACGATGCTGATATAAAAAATTTCTACGATACTTGGGTTTTTGATGTAAATTTTGAAGAAGTCGTGAATTGGATATTTTTAGAGTTATTTAAAACATCCCATGTTACTACATATAAGTATATATCAAAATATGAACCTAGAGTTTCCAATATTCTACCTGTAGGTAAAAAAACAAAAACCAAAAATACTAAAGCAACAGGTAATCTTGAAAAAGCCGCTAAAAAAAGAGTTTGGTCTAAGGGTGACCTTCCTATAGGTTATACTGTTTTAAATCCAACTCTTGTGAATATAACAGGTAACTTATTATTTAATAATGTATCTGTATCTTTGACTCCTCCTAAGGAGTTAGGAGATTTAATAAAAAAGCCATCAAGTGAACACACCGATGATGATAAATTATTATTAAAATCTTTACCGACTGATTTAAAAACTGCTGCCGAGAATGGGAAAGACTATGTTTTAGATCCTTGGTTAGTTGGCAGCATAACATACAAAAAACAGCCTTACGAACGTTATGCCAGACCAAGAACTACAAGAGTTTTTGAAAGTATTGAATATAAGAAGGCTCTTAGAAATGCTGACTTAAGCACATTGGACGGTATTTCCAATTATATTCTTAAAATAACCATTGGTAATGATGAATTTCCTGTAGTATCTCAAGCAGAATTAGAAGCAGTTTCTAAATTATTTGATACACCAAGTAAAAGCTTTGACGTTGTGTGGAATCATACTTTAAAAATAGAGAAAATAATAAGCCCTGAAATAGAGTCAATACTTGGTAAGGGTAAGTACGAACAAGTAAACGAAGATATAACAGGTGGTTTGTCTTTTACCAGAGCTTTATTAGATTCTACTAACGCAACAGCTGGTTCTGAGTGGGCTATATCAGCTTTAAAAGAAGATATAAATTATGCTAGACGCCAGGTAACTCGTTGGATATATAATGAGTACCGACAAATTGCTGAGGCTATGGGTTTTGATAGATTCCCAAGTGTTCGTTGGGATGAAAGTATTTTGAGAAATGACATACTTTATAAAAATGTAATATCATCTATGGTTGATAGGCGTATGCTTTCTTATGAAACTGCATTAGAAACTTTAGGATTTGATTATGAAAATGAATTAGCTAACATGCAATCCGAGCTACCTTTAGTCATTGAAGGTGTTTTTGGTTTAAAAGGTAGTCCTTTTCAACAAGCTGCTAAAAAAGATGACCAAGAAGTTCAAAACTCTCCCTCAGGTACACCATCAAGAGGTAGACCAACAGGTACTACTAATGTAAAAGAAGAGGAAACAGACCCTAGCAAAATTAAGTCTTCTTTACAAGCCGCTTTTAAAAAAATGTCCAAAGAGGATTTAATTTTGTTAAAAAATGAAATTTCTAAAATTGATACTAACCTATAATATAAGGATATTAGCATGAAACATAAATTTTACATGACCGCTAATTTACATTATGTTGAAGAGACAGAGCAGCTTCGTAAAGAAGTAGCTTCTGTTATACCTTTGCCAGATGTTAATGAACGACAGCCTGATTTATCTTACTTTACAAGTAGATTTGTTAGTTCTGGCACCAATCTTAACTATGCACATTTTATGGGTAGTGAGTTAGTGAAGGCTCGTAAAACTGTAGTAGCCAAAGCAGTTGATGTAGAACATAATGAAAATGATATTATAGGTCATATATACACTTGTGAGTTTACAGATAAAGAAGGAAAAAAACTAAATATAGATGAATTGTCTTCACAAGAAATATCTAAATTAGATGCACAAGACATGCACATAGAAATTGCTAGTGTAGTTTATAAAACCAGATTCCCTGAGTTAGCAAAAGAAATAAAATCCGGGGAGTGGAAAGTTAGTATGGAAGCATATTACACATCGTACGATGTGTTAGTAGGTGGTACAGTTCTATCAGCCGAAGAGGCACAACTAATGGGTTTTGATGTGGCTAACGATAAATTGTACGGCAAGGCTGCTAAAATAGTAAAAGCAGGTGAAATTATAGACCAGGGTATAGTAGCTAAAGTATTAAGAGGTATATGTTTTTCAGGTGTTGGTATAGTTAAAAGTCCTGCTAATAAACCTTCTATTATATTTGAAGCTACAGCAGGTATAGATGATATTACTGAAACAATAGAGTTTAATTTAGATACTTTAAATGTACCTAATAATGTAACCTGTAGTAGTATAGAAACATTTAATAATAGTATTTCAGCATCCGATGATGCTGAAGGACTTTGTGTTCATTACAAAAAAGAGGAAACAGACTCTTTAATAAAAGATCAAGACACTAAAGTTTTAAATACAGAATGGTGTAGTAAGTACTCAAAAAGTTGTCCTGTTGAAGGGAACTTTAGTAATAGCGCTTGTTTGGATAAGGTAAACAGTACCGTGGCCGATGAGCTAGATGAAGTTACTGCAAATAAAATTAAAAAAATTGTTAGTAATAAATTAAGTAAACTTCAAAAAGATAGAGAGATACAAAAACTTATAGAAACTATTAATAGTTTTCTAGATTAGTTATAGTTTGGCACGGAAAGGTTACCAAAATTTTAGGTTAGTTAAAAAATAAATTTACTATGTGTTTAAATTAGGAGGAATATAATGGATGACAAGTTAAAAGATCAGATTGAATCAATAGTTACTGCTATCTTTGCTAGCAAAGAGGAAGATACAAAAAGAAAAAAAACTGAGGATGCTTTACATGCGTCTGCTGATAAATTGGCAGCTATGAAAGAGTCACTCGAAGTAGCCACACAAACAAATTCAACTCAATTAGAGACTATCTCTACTTTAGAAGAGCAGGTTAAACTTTTAATGGCCGAGAAAGCATCTCTTGAAGAAACCTTTAACAAAGATTTAGAAGCTGCTACTGCTGCTAAATTAACTTTAGAGACAGAGTTTGAGAAACTTAATATTGAATATTCAACTTTAAAGACTGAGTTGCTTGCAGACAAAAGAATGGAAGAGTTGAATAAAGTAGGTGTTGTACGTGAGAACGCCTCTGTTCAAAGAGATAGAGTCAAAAATATGACAGAAGAAGATTTTGCTGCCTACCAAGAAGAATTAGTAGCTATTAAAAAACAAGTTTTAGCAACATTAGCTTCAGTAAAAGCCGATGATACCAGTTCTGTAGATGATATGTCTAATAATCAATTTGTTCCCCCTGCTAATGTAGATACTGCTAAATCTACACAGGCAGCTTTAAATTTAGAAATGACCCCGTCTACGGATCTTATTTCGAAATATAGAGACTTGGGACAAGCATTAGCTGACCTTTCAATTAAAAAATAATTTAGGAGGAAAAATTATATGTTTATTCCAAGACACCCAGTTGTTGAGAACCAATTTTGTAAATATGGTAGTTCATCTAATACATCAGGCATAGGTGGAGTAATTGCTTATGCAGGTTCTGTAGTTTATTTAGATCCTACTAAAGAAGATTCAGAAGTTTTAAAAATGGCTCATGACGTTACTGAGCAGCCTTTTGGCTTCTTGCTTCAAAAAGTTAAAACAGGTTATCATTCGGTACACCCAGTTGGTTTTGTTATGCCAGGTGATTTAGGTTCCAGTGATGCTATTGCACAACCTACCTACAGTAATGTAGGAGCTATTACTGGTACAACCACTGTTCCTGTAGGTGTAGCTAATTTAGGTATCTATGATACAATTCATTACACATGTACTCAGACTACTACTTCTTTATTGGTAGATTCTGGAGACCAGCCTTTGAATGGTCAGTTAATGTACGCAGCTGCAGATCAAGCTAAGCTTACTAACTCTGTTACTGCTTCAGATGGTACTGATACTAAAGGTGAACGTTGTAGTACTATTGCTGTTGCTAAAGTTTTAAAAGGTGTTAGTGCAGCTAAAGCTACCTCTACTATTAGTGGTAGTACTCAGTTTGCTATTCGTGTTAAACTTTTAGTCTAATTTTTTTTTGATGGATTAAAGGGTAGGTAACCCCTACCCTTCCATAACTACTATATAATAAGGAGCTTCATATGGATATTAATGAGATGAGAAAATTATTTGCTGCTACTGCTGAGGTGCATACACCTGAAGGCATGGCTGCTTACAGAGCTTTTGCGGCAGCTATTACCGTACCAATTTTACAGAAGATTGAATTAGAGTCGATTATGCGTCAGTTGTTTGCTGTTGAGCGTCTCGCTCCTGGAGCACAAGCTGTTTATCCAGTAGCTGAAGATTTTGAAATCCCTGTTTGGGTTCTTCCTGGTTTAGGTTATCAGGCTCAGAATTTCATCGAGGGTATTGGTGAAGAAGTATATGTTCCTACATTTGCTATAAATACTTCCGCTGATTGGAAAATAACCTATGCAAGAGATTCTCGTATTGATGTTGTTCAGAGAACTGCCGCTAGAGTAGCAAAAGATTTGGCCAACTATGAGGAAGAATGTGGTTGGAGAGTAATTGTCCCAGCTGCTACCTCTGGTTTTGCTGGAAAAGGCCTTTTAGGTTCAAGACCTGCTCCTATTTATGAGATTGCAACTGGAGACACTGGTGCTGGTTATTTATCTAAAGAGTTGATAAACAAGATGATTGTAGGTTTCCAACGTACAGGTAGAACTTTGACTGACTTGTATGTATCTCCAGAAGATGCCGCTGATATTCGTGAGTGGACTGATACCGACATAGACCCTATTACTCGTAGAGAAGTTTTCACCGCTGCTGGTATGGGTAGTATTTGGAGAGTAGCTCTTCACACTGTACAGCATTTAGGCGCTCCTGGTATGTACAACATTAATGGTAGTACCTCTCAGTATGGTAAGTTTCTTGCTGATGGTACTGACAAGTATAATGCATACACATTAGACAATCCTAATGTTACTGATGCTAATGGCACTGTTACTACTCTTGGTGAAACTCAAATTTATGGTTTTGATATGACTGCTAATGATTCATTAGTAATGCCTATCAGAAAAGAATTTGAAGCTCATGAGGATCCTACATTGTTACGTGTTCAGAAGCAAGGATTCTTCGGTTGGGCTGAGATGGGATTCGCATGTTTGGATAGTCGTATGTTAGGTATTGGTGTTATTGACCGTTCATAATATAGTAAAAATAGTATAGATACATTACACACCCCCTGCCTCTAAGGTTAGGGGGTTTTTTTATTTGCTGGTAATAATTATTAATATGTCATAAAACTCTTGTTTTTAACTAACTATAATGTTATAGTGTATCTTTTCATATTTACATATATTACTATACATTATGGAGGTTTTTATGAGAATTTATCAGGAAAGGGTTTGTGAAATATGTAGTACAAAATACATACCTACAAGCCCAAAACAAAAATTTTGTCTACTATGCAGGGATACCGCCATAAAGGAAGCACAAGCAGTTAGAGATAAAAAAAGAAATAGAGAAAAATATAATATTATTTACGAAAAAAAATGTGAATTTTGTGGTAATAACTTTGTATCGTATGACAGCAAAAAGATTTATTGCGGTAGTGTTTTTTGTGAAGCTCAAAGAAAAAAAAGAAATAATCATAAAATAGAAAAAATAAGGAATGTTGAACGGTCATTAAATCGAAAATATAATAGATATAAAAAACAAGGTAAAATTTTAAAGTATATAAAAGAATATATAAGTTTAGAAAATTATAAGCTTTTGGCGGCCCCAAAATACAGTAATAGTCATAGTAGTAAACTAAAGCTCATGTGTCCAGAAGGACATGTGTATGACACAACTTTTCATAGTTTTAAAGATAATCATAATCGATGTGCTACTTGTTATCAACAAAATAATTATGTTTCTAATCCTGAACAATTAGTAAGAGATTTTATATCTGATAATTTTCCTAATGTACTAGTTGAATATAATAATCGTTCTATAATATCACCAAAGGAATTAGATTTATATTTTCCAGAAAAAAATTTAGCTATAGAAGTTTGTGGTTTATATTGGCATGGGGAATCTTCTGGAAAATCCAGAGATTACCATTATGATAAAATGATGAAATGTTATGCTAAAGGTATTAGGTTAATAACCATATTTGAAGATGAACTATATAATTATAAAGAAGTTGTATTCTCAAGAATAAGACAAGCTTTAGGCGAACCAGTAAGACGTATATTTGCCCGAAAATGTAAAATTAAAGAAATTGACTCCGAAACAACTAATACCTTTTACAGTAACTATCATGTACAGGGTAAATCCACAGCATTGGTTAGGTATGGACTATACTTTAATGAAGAGCTTGTTTGTGTAGGAAGTCTTGGTAAATTAGGAAGAAAACATGTTTCAGATGTTGATACTGTGGAATTAAAAAGATTTTGTACTTTACCAAATGTGTCAGTTATTGGAGGTGTGGGTAAAATATTTAAACAGATGCAAAAATACGCTGTAGATAATAACATCAAAGAAATTAGATCATATTGTGATATGCGCTATGCTAACATATTCAACCCAGTTTATGAAGTACTAGATTTTGAATTACTAACTTTTACAAAGTATACACCTCATTACTTTATAGGCCAAAAAAGATATAGAAATCTAAGTTTAAGAAAGACAAAAGAAGAGCGTACTTTAGGATTGACAGAGTGGCAGTTACGTAAAGACCAAGGTTATGATAGGATTTGGGACTGTGGTCACAGAACTTATATATTTAAAATACAATAAACTAACTGGTGTATATTATGAGTAATATAATTTTATTTATAGAATAGGTGTATAATGCTAGAAACTATACTTTTTATACTTTTTGGGGTACTGTCTGTAGAAGCTACTACTGAACTTGTGAGTAAATCTGAATTTTTTTCTCCTATTAGGGAGTGGTTTTTTAATAGAAGAATTAATAAGTTATTTAAGTTTGTCCACTCCATATTAGACTGTCCGTATTGTTTGTCTGTATGGGTAAGTTGTTTTTTCAGCGGTTTATTTTATTTAATTATATTCAAAGGCTTATATTTTTGTTTATGGTTACCTATAGTTCTAGTTATACATAGACTATCTAATATAATACATTTTACTATAGATATAATTAGAGGGGATCGATGAAGATATGTTGGGATAATTTAGAAGGTGTAAAACTTACTAAAAATGGTGTTTTCTTAAAGAATGATAGTACTTCATTTGTTTACAAGGAAAGCTGCGAGTATTGTAAAGATCCGTACTTGACTAATAAACATAAACAAAGTAATTTTTGTGGTAAATCTTGTTCGCATAAAGGTACACAACCTTGGTCAGGAAAGAAGCACACCGCTTCTACATTAGATAAGATGTCTAAGTCGGCGTATAAAAGATCTCAAAATAAAGAGTACGGAGCTAAATTGTCTGATGCACAAAGAGGGTCTAAGAATCGTAATTGGAAAGGTGGAGTATCAAGCAAAGGCTTACCTTTATACGAAACTTATAAAAATTCTTTATGGCCAGAAGATGTAAGATACACTTTAGTAGAAGGACTTAAACTTTTAAATATAAAATGCACTAAATGTAGTAAGTGGTTCGTACCAACTACTGACGAAGTACAACGTAGACTAAAGTATCTAAATGAAAAAATTACTTCTGAAAATAGGTTTTACTGTTCTAATGAATGTAAAAGTGCTTGCTCTATTTACGGGCAAATAAAATATCCAAAATATTTTACACCAAAAAAATACTTAACTTACACTTCAAGTGAACTTAGAGTTTGGGCAGAAGAAGTACTTTATAGAGGAAAATATATTTGTGCTTTTTGTGGAGAAAAAGCTACTGTAGCACATCATATAGAACCTAAAAAGCTAGAACCTTATAAGGCATTAGATCCAGATAATGGTTTAGCTTGTTGTGGTACATGCCACATTAGATATGGGCATAAACATACTTGTTCCACAGGTAGCTTAGCTCATATAATTTGTAAGTAGTTTAGCTAGGACAAGGAGAAGTTCTTATTAAATTTTGGAAAAGGGTGAAAATATGAAAGGGTATATAAAAAGTCGTATGAAAACTTGGAAGCACATCTTTAAAATGAGTGTAAGACCGGGTGGTGTAATTCAATTAGAAGACCTCTACAAACTTTATGGTAAAAAACATAATATTTCTGAGGATGCCTTTATTGATTGGTTAAAAAACGTAAAATTGAAAGGTAATTTTGATGATTGGTTAATTGTTGAAGAAGAAGATTTAAGCGACGTTACATCAGTTGAAGTAGAAGCTACTCCAAATTCTTACGAGATAAATAATAAAGGGGACATAGTATTAAGCAAGTTAAGTGTTAAAGAAGTCATGGACCTACCTGTTAGAAAGGCCAGAGAAGTTATTCCCGCAATACAAGACGTTAAATTACTAAAGTTTGCATTAAGAGAATGCTCACCTTTACCAGGTAAAGAATCTTTGTGTAGAATACTAAATAAAAGAATTTTAGAGTTAGGTATGCATCCACATTAATTATATAACTAATGATATATAAGTACTGAAATAATTATAATTTCAGTACTTATGTGGGTTAATTATCGTCGTATTACTCGTAATGTGTGACGTACCTATATAATAAATAACTACAAAATTTTTATATAATAAAAAATTACATTAAAGGAGTGATACTTATATGGCAATTCAAGACGATTTTACAGTCTCCTCAGCTGGAGATATAAGATATGTTGGTGCCGCACATGGGGCAGCTGGTGCTGGCTATTATACAGTTATACAATTTCACAGATGGCTACAGGATTTAGCTGACAATGCTTCAGCAGCAATTTCTTCTGCGTCTTCATCTGATTACCTTGATATTACAGATAGTACACCTTCAGAACGTTCTACGGATAACATTATAACTCTTATTAACGGATTTAATATTGACCAAGCAGTTTCAGAACATCTATACGATGGCTCGATAATTCAAACAGGCGGCGCAGAAATATGGGACGGCTTGGTTGTAATTGCCGGTCAAGGAATGGACCTACAAATTGTTCAAGACGGTGCTGTTATAGCTACAGATTTTTGGAATACTGTACCTAATGGTTCTTCATTTAAAGGTTTGAACTCTGACCCTGCAAATGGTTACTCTCATCGTTTTATGTTACGTGTTCGTACTGCTGGTAATGATATAGATGGTAGACGTTTATTAGGGCAAACAAGGGTTTGGGGATATTCATATTCCGAATTTAAAATTAATGGTACTTCTCGTGGTAACAACGTTATGGCTTTAACTTACGCCGCTGACTTGAATAATACCACTAGTTCTGTGACAGTAGCAGCCTGGACTGAAATAACAAATATTACAGAAGGTTATAATGGTATAGATGTTGATAATAATGCCGCATCTGAATATTACTATTCAAAATGGAATAAACATACTTATACAATAAATCAATTTTATGAACGAATGAAGTATGTGACTCGCCAAGAGACAGCTACCACAATGTATGGTTTGAATGGTGAATTATTTCGTGGTATTACCCATGAAGTAAATGTAACTACTCCAAGATCTGGTACTTTTTCAGCCTATGAAAAAGTTACTTGGGGTACAGCAGGTACAGCAGGTACAGGTCAGTTATTAGCAGTCAATGTCCCTGGAACCGCTACAAAAATATGGATCCAATTGTTGACCGGCGTTGCCCCTTCGGGTGGTGTTACAATTACAGGGGTAACTTCTACTGCTTCATGCACCTATGCTGGAACTCTAGTTGAACGTACACTATCTTTTCCATTTTGTGGAGCCTCTACTGGTTCCGCTTTAATTGGTTCTTATGGTTTTGGTGTGGAAGCTTCAGATTTGGCCGCCACAGATAAAGTTTTCGATTTAACTAATACACAAGTTACACCTCCAGATAACAGAAGTTTTTCTGTTACTGGTCTTTCAAGTGGTAATGACTATGTTATTGTTGGCCCAGAAGATGGCGGTGTCCTTGACACGGCACAGTTTTCATTACAGGCAACTCTTAGTACTGCTAATGTAGTAGCTGTAGTTATTAATACTGCAATCCCTTCAGATACTCCTTCTACCGGCACTATTCGTGTTGAAGATAATAACGGTAATTTCCGTAGATTACATTTTAGTTCTCGTACTGGTTCTACATTTACTATTGACACTACAGATGGTAATGAAGATTTTGATGTAGTTAATGCTACAGCAGGTAATGATGTTTTTATTAGTTATATAGATAAATTAGCTGATGCTACTTCTGCAAGTTACAGTGCTGTTTATAGTACTGCCAGAGCGTTATTCGTTCGTGTTAGGTTTGGTGGTTCTTCTGGCTCTGGTTATACTGATGCTATTAAAACTTTTGAATCTCCTGCATCTTTCCCAGGTTCGGCGGCTGCTATTAGAACACCGGATGCTTAATATTCATATAGAAGAGAAGTATTTAATTACTTCTCTTCTTACTTTAAGGTGAAATAATGGCAACAATTTCCGTATCTGCCTATAACGATGCAGCCGCTAGAACTGCTGGAGAAGCTATCACTATTACTTCCGGTGCTGTGTGGACAGTACGTACAGATCATCGTGTCCATGCAAATGCTCCTGCCGCCAACGCAGGATCTCTTGCTGCTGTCACTGTAACAGAAGGTGAATGGTTTTGGGATTCAACTAGTGTTCGTTGGATGCCTTTCACT